AAAAAAAAAAAAAAAAAAAAAAAAAAAAATTAAAAGAAAAAAAATAAATCGAAACTATCAAAACAATGGTAATTTATACAGCCGTAGTTGCAGGTATTGCATTCTACGCTGGAACTAAAATTGGCGAGAATAACGCCAAAGTTCAAAACGAAAAGATTGTCGAGACAGTTCGAAATTTAAGTCAAAACAAGTAAGGTTAGAAAAACTTAAAGTTTCACAATTAAAACCAACTCTCGAAGCTGCGACCAAACAACCAAGCTCAGCTCGAACTGTGGAGGTTCGAGTTCAGCCCTCGCCCAAAATTGCGAGTTCACAGGTTGTTGGTTGGTGCGAAGAGTTTCGAGAATTGGTAGAAAAATACCCGTGGAACTCAAAAGTTATGCTGGCGATTGCTCGAGCGGAGAGCAATTGTAATCCAAGGTCGGATAACTCCGGATTGAACACAAATGGAACTTACGACTACGGGTTATTCCAAATAAACAGTGTTCATGGCTATAGCCGAAATATTTTAGCAAATCCAGCCAAGAATACAGAGATTGCTTTCAAAATCTGGCAATCACAAGGCTACCGAGCATGGGCAGCATACAATAACGGATCTTACTTGAAATTCATGAACTAACCAACACAAGGAGAATTATATGAACAATAACAACGAATTAACAGACCAACAAATCAAAGAATTATTCTTTGAAATCGTCTTGAAAGAAAAAGCATATATCGAAGATGTCGACTGTGACGGTAAAAATTACGCTACAATCGCTGGTGATATATTTGATGAAGATTTTAATGAATATTTAGATAGTATCGGTTTCTGGGAAGAATCACCAAGTGTTGAAGCTTGGTACGAATATCACGAAAGGGGATTTTAAGATGAAAAAGATAGAAACGGTTAAAATTTCAGGCTCGAATTACGCTAAAGTTTCGGCACGACTTGTCGAATTTCGTAAAGAAAATCCGCGAGCAAAGATCACCACTCGTCCAGAACCTCAACCAGATGGTGGAATGATCTTTTACGCAGAAATTATCAAAGATTCATCAAAAAAATCAGCTGAGGCAACTGGAACTGCGTATTATCCAGCTAATAAAATGAAGAGTGAAAAAGCCTTTGAAAAACTTGAAACAATCAGTGTTGGTCGTGCACTTTCACTTCTTGGCTATTTAAACAATGGTGAGATTGCCTCATCTGAAGAAATGGAAGAGTTCGAAGATTTTAAAAAGCAAAAAGTTGAAGGTCAATCAAAAGAACTTATCAACAAACTTAAATCTTCAAAAACCCTTAAAGAACTTCAAGATAATTTCGTAAAAGGAGTTAATCAATTTAAAGGTAATAATGAAGTTATAGCAGAACTAATTCAAATTAAAGACGATCTGAAAGGTAAATTAAAATAATGAAAATCTTAAACCTTGAACAACGCTCTGATGAATGGTTACACTTCCGTGAGGGTAAAATCTCCGGAAGTAAAGCTAAAGAATTCGGCACACCTCGAACAGTTTTAAAATCTGAATGGCTTGAGCTTGCAGAAAAGCTAAACATAGAAATTCCACTTAACCAGAAAGGCCAACCAAAAAACCTAACAATTCAGGAACTTGAAGAATTAATTGGCGAATCTGAAGTTGAGAAAAAAGAGTGTGAAGTTGAACTTGGCGATGCAATTTATAAACTAATCGCTGAACGAATTGCAAAGCCGATCAACGAGAACGATTACGTAGATCGTTTAGGAGATCGCAAATATTCCGCTGCTCTTCGTGGTGAAATCCTTGAAGAAGAAGCACGAGAAAAAGTTGCTCAAAAACTTGGTAAAGAAGTTATCGAAGGTCGGGTATGGCAATCTGATATTAACGAAAATATCATTTGTTCACCGGATGGTGAAATCGCAAACAAAAACGGTGAGATCACTGAAGCGGTGGAAATTAAGTGTTTAGATAATTGGAAGCAGGTGCGAGCATTCTACGAACAGCAACCACCTATCGAATATAGACAGCAGATTATCCAATATTTTGCAGTGAACGAGAAACTTGAAAAACTCTATTTCGCGATGTACTCAGACTCTTTCGCCCTTGCGCCACAGCTCGAACTCTTAATTTTTGAACTTAACCGCAAAGACTTTGAGAAAGAAATTCAGCGAGCAATTTATTTTGAACAATCTGCTCTCGCGTTAGTTGAACAAGAAGTGGAAAAACTATTATTTTAATGAAAGGATTTTATGACTCAGGAAGAATTAAAGAGCGTTACAATTACACCAGAAGAAACAAGAGAAAGCGGCTATTTCGAATTTGGTGTGCATGAAGTAAAAATCATTAAAACTAAGATTGATAAGCATGACAACAAACCTTACGCTGAAATCTTTGTTGAAAACGACTCGGCCGAAGATCGCGCCCGACTCTGGCTACACACCCCAGATACTCGCCGAATCTCAATTGATACTGTGCGCAGAATTTTAGTTCACAACCAAGAAAATGAAGATATTAAACAAAAGATTCGTGAGAAAATCCAGCAAATTAAAAACTTGGCAGATTTTGCAGTGTTGCTTGAGAAAACAATTGGCTGCACTGCTTGGTTTAAAGTTAGCGAAGATGAAGACCGAACCTATGAGAAAGACGGTAAGGTTAAAAAGTCGATCAACCGCCGAATTTACGGTTATGAGCCAAAATCTGATATTTCAAAAACTCAAGCTGAAACTAAATCTGAAACTCAAGAGCCCGAAACACCCGACAACTTCGATGAACCAGTCGATTTGAGCGATATTCCATTTTAAGGAGTAGAAATGATCAAGAAAGAAGAATTCTTACACCTTAAGGTTTGTGATTACCTACGCAAAAACTACCCTGATGTATTATTTCGAACCGATTTTAGCTCAGGTATGAAAATGACACCAGGCCAAGCTGCAAAACACAAGAAATTTCAGAAATCACGAGCTTGGCCGGATCTGTTCATTGCTAAGCCAGAAAAAGATGTTTTTCGAGATAGCTTCAGTGGCGATAAGTATTTCGAAATTTTTGCTGGATTATTTCTTGAGTTGAAGGCTGAAGGTGTAAAACTTTATAAAAAGAATGGTGAAATGGTTGCAAATAAGCACTACCAAGAGCAAGCGGAGATGTTAGAAGAGTTACGAAAACTTGGCTATTGTGCGGATTTCGCCGTTGGTTACGATCAAGCAATTAAAATTATTACAGATTATCTCGGCGAGCCAAAACATAAGAAAGTTGAATTTTAATGAGTAAGAAATCACTACGCAAGAAACAACGAAGAAAACGAAAGAAGTTAATTAATGAATAATTTTACAGTTAAATGGATAGACGAAAAAGGCATTGAACGCACCAAAAACTACAAGACCATAAACGATGCAACCTATGCTCGCAACTGGTTGCTCAAAAAAGGTGCGAAACAAGTCGAAATATTTATTAATAAATAAGGAGGATATATGAAGAAAGATTTGCCAGAAACTATTGGAACGATTATTGGAATATTGATTTCCCTGGCGATAATAATTGGACTATTTCGAATGATAATGTGGATGATTGGACTTTAAGATGAAGATCGAAGTTATCGATAAATCTACTAATAAGCAGAAAATATCAGTTGAGATAATTCCTGCCCTATGAAAGCGTTATATACAAATTTAACGCATACGCTCGGTTGGCTGAATGGATTAGGCAGGCAGCTTCTAACTGTCGAGGTAGGGCTCTTCTCAATGTCCTACGATGCGGGTTCGAATCCTGCACAGAGTACCATTAATATTTAGAAAAAATGATTTTAAAAAAGGAGTAAGATATGGCAGGAACAAAAGCTGGTGGACTAAAAGCTGCCGCTACAAACATAGAAAGACACGGTAAGGATTTTTACAAAGAAGTAGGCCGTAAAGGTGGAAAAGCTGGCAATACTGGCGGATTTGCTGCAAATCCTGAGCTTGCAAAAATTGCAGGTCGCAAAGGTGGTTTAATATCAAGGCGCGGTAAAGCTAAAACTGCTTTGTTAGCAGCTTAGTCCTACCTACAAAAAACATATCCCCGAAGTTAAGAAAAAGGTTCAGGAGATATAAAATATGATTAAAAACTTTTCAAAATATCAAAAACATATCAAGCATAAGAATGGTGAACTTTATTATAGAGATATTCTAATTAGAGTGGAAATGCCACCAGAATATGAATATTATGATGTTTCTGCGGTTAAAATAAATTTCAAAGAAAAAGAACCGAAAAAATCCATCGGTCAAGCTAAGATTTTTGATATTACCAATCGTTTTTGGAATCGAATTTTACTCGTTTCTGGAATTGATACAGCCAAACAATTAGCCAATATCAACAACAAAGAAATGCAGAAAATCATAGAAAATCTGTACTGCTGCCGAATGAATGTGACAGGAAAAAGCACTTTCAAAGAGGAGTTCGTCACGGCGGGCGGCGTGGATCTGAAGGAGATGGATTTCAAAACCATGAAAAGCAAAAAACTGCCCAATTTCTACATCTCTGGCGAGGTTCTCAACATCGATGCAGTTACTGGCGGGTTCAACTTCCAAGCGTGCTGGAGCGAAGGCTGGCTGATTGCTCAGGACTTAAACGCTGTGAACTAAGTTTTTTGTTTTTGATTTGAAAGGACAAAAATCAGCACCATGTTTAATATTATCAAATAAAAACCGATTCTCAGCTGGTTAATATTTTCTATAAATTCCAAAAAATAAAACCACACCACTGAACCTAACAACAAAACTATGTTAATAATAGAC